CGAAGGTTCGTGTGCGTCAATATAGCGTCGTAGGGTCAAAGAATCTCTAGCAGGCATGTTTCTGATAAATTGATTTATCTTTCCGCCTGAAGTCTCTCCATCGATAGAAACGATTACACGCTGGAGTCTATCTGTTACCAAGCTGTCTGCTGTAAAGCCTTGCTTTCTCTTTCTCTCTGTGAGAAGCGATTGCTCTTCCTCATCTTCGCCAGTAGCAAATCTAAAGTGAACGGTCTTACCTGACATGGGCAACTTAAAAGCAAATAAGTTTGTGTTTGGTTCGACAGGTTCAAGATCGAGGGTTCTAATAGGGAGGTCTGCCAAGTTGCACTCACACTGTTGATTTGTTCCGCATTCTGGGCAATCCATCTCAACGTTATATCCAGCACCGTATCCTGTGATTCTAAGTGCGATCATCACCGCTGTTCGGTCACCACTGAGCATTGAGCGTGTGTTTATTGTCTTGTCCATCAGGCAAGAAGAAAGCAGGTGTGAAATAACGGTGCCTTGCTTAATAAGTGCTCTTGACGTGAGGATATCTTCTTCTCTTGCTGTCATTGCTCTAATTGAAACAGCAACTTTTCCGTGAAGCGGGTGTCCTTCTGGGTATGCTAAACCCTGCGAGGGCAAAGGTACTTGCTCAACAGGAATGTCAAAACCTAAGTCTTGTTCCATCCTCTCGATCGATGGCTGCATCATCTGTTCGTGCATGCCAGTAGAAGTAAAGATATCATTTTTGCGAGACATACTGGTGTCCTTTCGAATCATTTATATTGTATGTTAACGTGAGAGAGACGTTAAACCAGTGAATACAAATTTTTTGGCTTGCTCACAAAGAGCAATGCGGATATGCCATATACGTCGGATATTAAATCAGTATTGAAGGACGCAGTTGTCAAATCTCAGCGTAAGCTGAACTTCTGCAGGAGCTTCAGAATTGTAATCCAAGTCTTGACCAAAGTTAGCGCTTGTGATAAACGCACCTTTGACGTCCCAGAGTTCAACAACTGTTCCTACTGGATCCAACATCTTGATCTGGCAGTCACGCTTGTAAAAGTCAGCGTAGCCACTACGACCAGAAACGGATTCAAAGTGAGTTCTCACCCACTCCATAACCTGCTGAGCACCTGAAGGTGCGATAGGATCGTAAAGAGAAACGTTCATTTCCTGGAAAACAGTTCTTCCTGCGACATAACGCGTGTGATTGATGAACTGTATTGTCTGGGCCGGGGTTTGAATCTGGGGACGAGCTGCGGTCTTCATTAAGAATGCGTCTATCCCTTCTATAGCAAAAACCCATCGAAACTTGCGTTTCGGTTCAAACTTATTTGGAAGCATCTCTGCGACTGATAGTGTTTCTGCCATTACAAGCTCCTAACATCTCTCTCATTATAAATATACGTCACGCCAAAAAATATTCTCATGTGAGTTAAATTCCTTCTACGCCCGCATTTGTAACGACGAAGTCGAGAGAGATGAATTCGGCGGTTCGGGTTGGTTGAATAAAGATTTTTCCTCTCACAGTGTTGTTCTCAACGTCTGCTTGAGTTGTAGTAGAAGCATCAATGATAACTTTAAATCTATCGATGCCTGAATTCTGCTGAACGTTTTGCAAGATTGGTCGAACTCTTGCGCTGAGCCTTGCAAGGGTTGCCTCTCTATTTGGCTCAAACAGGATCTGATTTGCTGCCTGGCGCACTGAGCGCCTGATGTCAATCAGAAGCCTTCTAACATTGACTCTGTCAAGAGCAGATGCTGCTTGCTGCAGAGTTCTTTGACCGAATACCACTGGCCCAGAGTTCGGGAACGTCTGGATTGGGTTAATCTTTGAGTTATTCAAATCTTCAAGGTTGTCTTCGTTTAATTTAGTCTTAACTTCTGTAACATTCTTGAGAGCGCCTCTGCTAAATCCTGCTGCGGCGAACCATGGGAATGCAACGCGATCATTCGCGGAGAATGCACCGATAACTGCAACAGAAGGGGGTACCACAACCGATGTGGTTTGTTCTCTAAGAACTTTCGTCTGAGAGTCCAATGATTTCTGTGCCACAGTCATTGTCACGTCTGGGAAGTAAGCGGCTGCAAAGGAAGAATCTAAGTTTCTAGAATCAAACGCCGTAACTGTATTTGCAACGCTTATGCTATCTTTTTGGACCGAAGATGTAACCACTGTGTTAACATTGTCTCTTTCTTCAATATCCATAATGTAAAGCGCGTCGAACCTGTCTTCTACCTTTAGAATAGCTTGATCTGAAATCACTTCTTGTCGAAGGCCAGGAATTGCCAGAAGCTGAATGTCAACGTCTGATTTATCTGCCATAACGTCAAGAGCTCTAAAGTATGCTGAAACTGTAGAACCTTCTCTTTGTCCGCGGTTTGCATCATCCATTTCGCCCTTGGCGGACTTATCATTAAGATTAGCTGAATCTGCATCGAAGATGCTTAGGCCGTCAAAACCACCCTGGATTGGGAACGTGAACTTAGAAACGTTAGATACTTTTTGATCACTGGTATCATCAACTGTCCAGGCTCTAGTCTTAGCAGAAGCATCTGCAGTAACATTTCCTGCTCGTTCGTATCTCCACTCCTTGATTCCGTTAGAAGAAGCGTCTGCTTTATCGCCAGAGCCTGTAAGAATCCTAACGTTTTCAAGTGTAAATCCGTTGTTATTAAATCTATCACAGTCAAATACGATACCTGAAGCATCTGCTTGGCCTGCGTTTGAACCTGTCATAACGTTCATATTTGCGCTATTCAAGCCGTAGAAATTAGGGAAGAACTTCGTGAAACTTTGAATGGTTGGCTCAGATTGTAAATCTTCATTCGGCTTAGCCAATTCAACCTTACGCTGGAATTGAACGCCCCAATATAAGGAAGGTTTGGCGCGAGCGCTTACGCTACCAGAACCAATAAGTAAATGTTCTCTGAATGGAACTGGGGGCTCAACTGTTGACTTGAGTAGCTCAGTTGCGTCTGTTGTGAGGCCAGCATCTGGAATTGCTGTAAGCGGGTTACTTCCTGACGTTATCAGGTGATCAAGCCCTCTAAATCCAACCGGAAGCGCTGTGCCGTCGATATCACCTGATTCTACATCTGCGTTAATCTCAACGCGGATTAAATTAGACATATTGGAATATTTGCCTTGGACAACAATCTTTTGGAATCCTGTCTGCTGCTCGAAATCGTAAAAAATATTTCTATCACCGATTATTCGGCCGATATATCTGTCAGCGCCTGGATCCAGGGAAAGCCCTCTATACTGCTCCAAAGGAATCTGCTTGCTAGACTCATCTTGATCGAAGAAGTCTCTGACGACAAGATCGAAAGTACCGTAGTCATTATTAGGATCAGTAGACTTTCTAATGTTCTCGATGGAAACTTTAAATTTAGTGTTAGATCCAACAGGATCAGATGCTTTAGACTTAGTAACACCATCGCTTAATGCGTGAACTCTAAACAGATCTTTCGCAGTTCCACCAAACTTTTGGGAAATCACGAAAGGCGATCTTGCGTGATCAAACCTGGTCTGGAATCCTTCATAGTTTGGAACATCACCGTCAAGTGTGTTTCTGTCAAGGGAGCTGGTTGTTAAGAAGACGACATCTGAGCCGCCTCCGTAGGTCGTAGAACATGTCTTGTTGATCATTTCTGCAGAATCGCTTGGTGTCAAACCAGATCCTGTGACAACTGCAAACCCAGAATAAACATCATAATGAGTGTATAAGTAGTGTCCACGCTCTTCCATTTTAGAAGGATCTGTGTTAAAAGCTGTTGCAAAATAGCTTTTTGCTTCTGCAGGGTCAAGAGAAGCAGTAATGATGTTTTCCGTAGTGTCTTTCAAACCCTTAATCAGCATCGTAAACTTCGGAGAACCGTTTTCAAAGTTCACTGTTCCTGTAACAAATCCAACGCTTGATGCTGTAGTGTCTGTATCTGAAGGTATGTTGTCTGCGACACCGTTTGAGCAAGAAAGTGTGAGAGAAGTTCCTGACGGTGTAAAAAGAACACCTCTAAGTATTGGGCGTGCTTTGTCCTCACCTAGGTTTTGTATTCCTGCGTCAGAGAAAATGGTTGATCCATTTGACTGTGACATATAAGCGCCAAGAAAGTAAACTCTTCCCGGTTCACCATTCTCATTTGCGAATGAATTGGCACCCAAGAAACCTGAATCTTGTGGTAACTCGTTTCCTACTACGAACCCGCCATTAGTGACGATATCGTCGCTAGTTCTTTGCTTTCCGTTACCTGCGCCAAGAACTCTAACGTAAGTCAGGGCATTAGCATTTCTAAGCCACTGTTGAGCTGCAACTGGTCCGAACATGGACTTGTCTGCAACCTTATCAATAACACCAAAGATTTTTTCAAAATCTGCAAAATTAGAAATAGTAACTGGGACGAATGCAGGTCCTTGATGCGCAGTTCCGATTACGCCTGCGGGAATACCATCGATTCCTAAAGGCGTAACTTGGGAACGATCAATTTCATTTGCGCGGACGCCTGGGATGTTTTCAGCCATTCTCAAAACTCCAATATCATATCATAAATATCTATACTTCGAAACTCACACCAGCATTTGTGATAATAAAGTCGAGTGAGATAAATTCAATAGCACGTGTAGGAACAAGAATGATCCTACCGTTTAATCTGTTCGACTCAATATCAGCCTGAGAATTGTTAGTGTCGTCCATTATCACTCTAAATTTCTCAATACCGCTTTGGGCTTGCACCGCAGCGAGCAAAGGAGATACTTGAGCAACGAATTTCTTTCTCAATGCCGGAGTATTTTGTTCAAAGACAAAGTTGTTTGCAACAGCGACAACTTGACGCTTAACTTCGAGGAGCATTCTTCTAACGTTCACTCTATCAAGCGCAGATTTTGCCTGCTGTAAGGTTTTCTGCCCGAAGATCACGTAACCTGGTGTGCCACCTGGTCCGATTCTTGGGAAAGTTGCAATGGGATTGATTCTTGCATCGTACAATGTATCTTTATCAGCGGCATTCAACTTAGCCTTAGCTGACTGTACGTTTGAAAGTGATCCTCGATCAAACCCTGCAGGGGCGAACCAAGGATAGCGCGCCTTGTCTGTGAAGGCTAGTGCTCCGATTGCCGCAACAGAAGAAAGAACTTCAACGATTTTGTTGTTGGTTTCATCATCAATTGAAACATCTGGGAAGTAGGAAGCTGCAGAGCTATTGTCTACTCCTCTTGCCTCAAACTTAGCAACTGTTGCCTGTACTTCTGGGCGATTAGTTGAATCATCGTAAAGTCTATTGCTATTCTTGTCATAAGCTGGAATATCCATGAGGTATAGAGACATGCCGTAATCGGTATTCTTGTCGAGGACAAAGTCCGTAACGAAAGGCTCTCTAATACCTGGGATGGAAAGTATGTTAATGTTTGTTGTAAACGGATCAAGTATCGATAACGCTGCAGCTCTGTAAGAGTTAACACCGTTATTGTCTAAGCCTGTTCCTGCAACGTTTGAAGATAAACCAGGAGAAGTGAAAGCTGTAGCAGCTCCACCGCCTGAATCGATTGATACTGACTTATCATTCATTCTTACTGCGTTCTTATCTAAGATATTAAGACCATCAAAACCGCCGTGAAGAACTGTCGTAAACTTCATGTAATCTGTAAACTTGTTGAAAGTCACGGAAGAAGTCTGCGCTGCAAGAGTACCAAAAGTAATTCTATTTGCTTTGGTTCCATCAGTTGCAACATAAGATGTGTTATCAAGCTTAGCATCTCTCAAGTATACTGCTTCTCTCATGTATGGGCCAACTGCACCTGTAATCTCAGTATCGCTGTAGAAACCAGTTGCTGTTCCGCCTGCTTGAGCTGAGAGTGCAACTCGAGCAAGTGTAAACTTATTGTTATTGAGATCGTTGGCGCCAGATCCTGTTACCAGGTTATCCATCTTGGAAATGCCGGAAAACTTGAGCATGTCCTTGAGGCCATGATTGATCCCACCGTTTAAGTTCGATTTCAATATTGCGTTGGCAGTAGCGCCTTTTGAGTTTGGATTAATCGTGGTGTCTGGAGCAAGAAGAGTTGTCTTAACGCCCCAGTAAATTCTTGGATCTTCATCCTCAAGGGCGCCAGGCTCACCTGCGTAAGCAGCTGATGTTGCCACTGCGCCTTTGGTTACCTTAAAAACGTAAGGCACAGGAGGAACGATAGAGCCAGAAATTTGAGCGGTTGCGCCGCCAACGAGGCCTAAGCAGTAAAGCCTAGGATCTTGAGTTGTTGGAGGAACATCAGTTAAACTATCATTTGTTTTAAGAACTGGCAAACCTTTAAAACCGAAAGGAAATGCTTGCTTAGGAACGTCTCCGTTCTGGAGCTGTGCGCTAAGAACAACTCTAATTAAGTTTGACTTATTCGAGTAAGATCCTAGCGATACCAGTTTTCTTTCTGATTCATCTGTGGCATCGAAATTGTATTTTAATCTTCGATCACCGATCATTGCGCCAATGAACGACTCAGCGTCTGGATTTAAGGTGCAGTTTGGAAACTGTTCAATTATCTCAGGAGATGCGTCAGAGTCATCGTAAGCACGAACGTAAACTGTGAACGTACCGTATGGATTGAGTGGATCGGTCGACCCTTTGATATTTGCTATTGATATCTTGTATTGGTCGTTTGAGAATGCACCATCATCAAGAGATTCAAAATGAAACAAATCAAACTCTTTTTCCCCAAAAGGCTGAGAGATAATTTCAGTGGTCTTTGGAGTTGCGTATCTCGTGTCAAACCTACCATAAGATGACAAGAAAGCGTCGCCTGCTGGATTATTAGTCGACGTATTACTAGATCCTGAAAGCATTGCGACAGCGTCGCCAGATGTTGCAACTGCTGCGAGAGATGCTTCAACATCGTATGCAGCGTAGAGCAAGTGACCTTCTTCTTCAAACTTATCTGGATTTGTGTTTAGAATGCTTCTAATGTAATTTTTGTCTCTTGGATCCAGAGAGGCTGTAAGTATGCGGACACCTGATTGTGCATCCACAGTTCCAAAAGAATCATTTGAAGAAGAAACGTAAATCTTAAACTTGCCGTCCATTATGCCGGAAGTGCTTAATGCAGCAACGTTACTAATTGCAGATATGTCTGTTCCGTCTTCTGCACCATCTAAAACACCGACTGCAGTTTCATTGGTTGTGAATATGACGCCTCTAATGAGGTTTACGAATCCTCCTGCGCCTCCACCTGGGAACGAATCATTGTCTGTAAATATTCTTGGGGACTGTGACTCAGCTGCTGGAACAGAGTGACGAGCTGCGATCATTTGGACCGCGCCTTTTACCTGTCTACCGTCAGAAGTAACAGGTGCTACTTTAAAACCTGCGTTCTTTACAGAACCTTGATCTTCAGTTGTTGAAATATCAGAGCTTGTGGAGTTTGCTCCTCCACCTAAAACTCTTACATATGTTGCGGCGCTAGCATGATCCAAAAATGCTTTAACAGCATAAGGGCCAAACTTCTTAGAATCGT